GATTTGGATTAGTCTGAACTTCAAGAACTAATTCTGTTTTTAATCTATAACTTGGTTCTAAACGACGGATATTTGAACTCTGGTTAGTGGGATCTGTGTAACCATAAGGACCGTAAATTGGATTACCATCAAATGCCCAACCAATAATGGGAGAGTGTTCAATGTTTGAAGTTGCCTCAGTAAGATTTCCTTGAGTATCTTCTAAAAGGTTATCCCCAAGAACAAATCTCAATCTCTTAGGATTGGTAAAGTGTGCATACTCACCACCATACTGGTTATTATATCCAGAGAACACAGAACCTTGAGCATCGTCAAGAGGTGTATTTACGGCGAGGTTATAAGTCCAGTCTTGTACAGATGCAGTAAATTTAGCATTTGAACCGACAGAACGTAGCACAATAACTGTGGTTCCTGCTTCATAGTTAATTCCTCGGTTTACGATGTTAATACTGGTAACTCTACCAGCATTTTCACCATCAGTATCAATATTTGCTCTAGCAATAGCTCCAAATCCATTACCATAGATTTCAACAATTGGGGGAGTAGTATATCCATTACCAGCGTTAATAACAGCAATAGAAATGATACGACCGTTTTGTACAATTGCTTGCGCTTGAGCACCTTCTCCAGAACTCAGTGATACCGTGGGTTCTGAGGTATAGTCAGTACCAGCATTAGTAATATTAACAGCGGAAATAGAACCACGAACTTCTGCCTCGGCAGTTGCTCCCTGTCCACCTCCACCAACAATAGTAATTTCAGGTTTTGTAGTATATCCTGTACCACCACTATTAATAAGAATTCTAGATACTTCTTTATTAGTTACAACTGCAGTAGCAGACGCACCAGAACCGCCTCCTCCAACAATAGAGACAAGAGGAGGATCAGTGTAGTTACTACCTTTATCATTTACCTCAATTGCAGTAATAGAACCATTAATTACAACTTCACCAGTTGCTCCTGTACCATTTCCTCCAGAAATTGTAAGTGCTGGTGGAGATGCAGCGTCATATGAATCACCCTGTTCAGTGATATTGATTGCGGTAATTTTACCAAATACTTTTTTAAGATCTGATTTATAAGACCAGATAGATACACCGTTTACCCAAGAACCAATAGGACCTGGTTGGATAGTGTCTTTTGTAGAGATAGTTTGAGAAACCCTAGGGAATCTCATTAATTTACGCTGGTTGCCAGGAATTAACGCCTGTCCCGCGAAAGGACCAATCTTGTAGTTAGGTATACCAGAGGCAGCAATATATACATAATCATCATTAAAGAAGGCGTTTTGAATATTAGTGGTGTAGATACTAATAACATTGTTGATAGATTCAACATCTGATTTACCCCTGTTAAGGTCAACTGAAATTAGAATATTACCTTGAGGGACAAGTGCTGCTGGTTGTGCAAGTTGATACTTGAATACAGTAGTAGATTCTCTTGATTGTACAAAGTAAGTACCGTTAAAGAGAATCGGGTTTGCACCATAAATTGTTACCTGATCACCAACAAGGAGACCGTGAGGATTGTTACAATAAACAGTGGCAGTTTGGTTATTAACTCCTCCAAACTCAATTCTATCAACTGATACAAGTTTTTTAACGTTGTAGTTCCAAGTATTAAGTAATGGGGTAACTTCAGAAGCACCCAGTTTGGAAACAGTTAATTTATCACCAGGAAGGTAATAAGTACCATCATCTGTCAGAGTAGTATTCTCTGCTTTAATTATACCAACAACTCGGACTAAAACCTCAGTTTCTAAACCATAATTTACATAAACATAGAAGTTAGAATTAACTTCAGTAGCAGCATCCCAGTCCTCAACTACGTTGTTGACTGAACGAGTACATTCAATGAACTGGTTAAGAGATTTCTCTTTGTAACGAATTAGTTCGTTACCGATCATAATTTCACCGTTTCTCTCAGGCCAACCAATAGTAGAGTCAACGGTAATAACACTATCAGTCGTACTGATAGCTTCAGCAAGTTTTGTTTTATAAGGAATAGTGAAATTCCCGACAATAGTTTCTTCAGACAGAACAAGTTCAAAAATTTCAAGTTCTGAAGTCTTAATAGAGATATAATTCTCAATTAAAGCTTGAGCACTAGTAATATTGGGGTCAACTTGATCTGGGAACTGCTGTAACAGACCATCTTGTAAATTTCTAGAATCGCCAGAAACAACAACACAACGAAGGATAGTATCAACTTGCCAACTAGCAGAAGATGGTTTTACAATCTGTTCCTTAGGATATGATACGCTAACATCCTCACCATAGAGAATTTTGAACAGATAAGCGATAGAACCAGGTGTACCCTTTGAAGAATAGAAGGTACGAATATTTTTGATGACCGTATTGATATTAATCTTATCAAGGTCAATTTTTGGAATGTCAGGAAGATACTGTTCGGTGAACTTGGTAAGCATCTTTTCAATGAAGACACCATCAAGACAAGTTACACTCTGATCAATAGTATGGGCAGCAGGATAAGTTTGATTGTCATAGATTACGTTTCCATCAGTATCATAACCAACGATAGAGGAAACACCACGAGAACAACCAACAAATTGTGCTTTAGTATACTTACTACCTGCTTCAGTTACACGGAAACCAGTAACCTCTCCAAATCCAACAACAGCAGAGGCATTTGCAGAAGGAGGTCTCTGAATTACAACTTTAGGAGGAGTTGCAGGATCATAACCAGAACCAAAATTAGTAATATTAATATCAGTAATCTGACCATTGAAGATTGATGCAGAAGCAAGAGCACCACTACCACCAATGTATGCACCAGAAGCATCTTTCCTATTATCTACAATGTAGATAGAAGGAATGTCAACATAACCAGAACCTCCAGAAAGAAGTTCAATGTCAATAACTCTACCAGTGGAGTCTACTTGTACGTCTAAGATCTGAGCAGCACCAGGATCAATTACAGCAATCCTAGGAGCGGTAACATAACCTCTGCCTCGGTTAGTTACTACAAACCCTGTTACAGTGCCTTCTTCTACAGTTACATTAATCTCTGCTTGTACAGGATCAGCGCCAGTTGGAGGGTCAATGTATACAGTAGGAGGAACTGTATATCCAGTACCACCAGAAGTGATATTAAAAGTATCTGGATCAAGTGATCCATTAACATCAATAGAAGGTGCTGAGAATTTACAACCACCAGGATCTCTAAAAGTTACTCTTGGAGTAAATGTGTAATTACTACCAGAATTATCAAGATTAATTCCAGTAACTGTACCGTTCTGTACAATTGCAGTCGCTTTAGCAGGAATACCTCCAGCAATTGTAGGAACCTCAATATCTACGATAGGTGGGTTAAGGTCACTATAACCAGCACCACCACCGAGTAATGAAAGACTCTTAATACCATTTACAAGAGAGTATGCTGATGCACCACCACCACTTTCAGTAGTTACAATGTCAACTGAGGGAGGATATTGAATTCTATAGTTAGATCCACCATTTTTTACTTTAATACCACTGAGATCGCCATCTGCGCCAATCTGAGCAACAGCAGTCGCACCACTACCAAAACTACTAATAGGTGCTTCAATAGAAGCAATATATGCCCTTGCATCTGAAGCAGGTGCATTTTTGAGTTTTAATACAGTGTTTAATCCTTCCGTAACTACAGAATAGTCAATAAAAGGAACTAAAAGATCATCGCCAATGATTACATTTAAGTAAACATCAAGAACTGGGTTATATCTATTACCACTAACAGTAATATTGTACTCTTTATTAGAAGAGTTGAATTGAGATGCAATATCATCTACAAGTTGGATGGGATCTTGTAAAAAACCTTTCAGATAGAAAATAGCAGTTTCTTCAACAGAGTCTGAAGGGTTTGGTGATCTTGGAGCATCAGTAAAGATGATATCAGTACCAGAGATGGTAAAGTCTACATTAGGAATCTGATACTTACCAAAAAGACGTACTACAACGTGATCTGCACTAGGAGGAGCAATAGGATTGTCCTCAGACAGTAATGAAAAGACCCTTTGTACACCATTAAAGGTTAAGTAAGGACTTTGGAGTTCAATCCACTTTTCTCTAAATTCTTCGTAAGATACACCGTCTGTAAGAGAGATTTCTGGAGATTTATCTGCTCTTTCATAATAAATGATCTCATCACCAATTAAAATGCTTCCATCATTGGTCAAGAAGTTATCAACACTCTCTACAGTGATAACATCTGATGTTGCGGTAACAGGTTCTAGAAGTGAAGTATTGCTTCTAATCAGACTAAAGTCATACTTATCAATATCCAAGTAATTTTGGAATTGGTTGATAATATTCTGAGGTTGACCTGTTTTTTCCTGAGACTTATAATAGTATTCTAAAAACTTCTCAAAAGCAGGAAAATCCGACTTAATAAAGTCAGGTAACTGATTGAGAACGTTCTGAGAGACCTTATTCGGATTATTCGTTGATAACTGGGTCATTGAAGTATATTATCGGATCAGAAACAGGCAATGTTATTCAAGTCACCCGTATTGCCTACGTCAATCGGGGTGATAGTAGCAGGCACTACTGCATACTGTTCAGGTGTCAAATTATTTAGCGGGATTGTAGATGGTGGTTGCGTTCCAATTGGGACAACTGTGATACTTGGTATTGGAAGCGATACAATTGTACCAGGAGTCGCTGGTTTAATATTTGAAACGTTAGTCGGGATAATCTGTACAGGAATGACAGAAGTTGGATCGGAAATTGAAACAGGACCAAAACATATCTTGCCTGTAGAGTAATCTACAGTTCCTGCTCCATTATTAGTGTAAATCTTGCTAGATCCACTATTATAGTATGTGCGGAGGTTTCCAAAACCATCATCTTCAAAATACTGAATGACAGTAGGTCTATCAGTAGTTACAAACTGCCCAGACTTGATAACGGGTTCTTTATAGCAAACACCGCCATTTCCGTCTCCTCCACTTCCACCATTACCACCATCACCACCGTCTCCACCATCATTTGAAGGGTTGGAATCGTAGATAGGTGAACCAAAGTCTGTACAATAGGTATCAACAGTGTCTGGATTAACTGTAAGATATCTAAGAAGAGTAGTTTGTACGGATGCAGAGTCAATTGCAGTATCCGCAAGACCAATTGCTTTATTGTACTTAGATAATGAGAATGTAGATCCGAAATTATTAATATCTTCTTGTCCCGCAAACTGTTCAATCGCACCAAGGACTAATCCTTGCAATTCCGCAATACTCTTACTTGTTTTAGTAGGATCGTAGAATACAAAGAGAGATGTAGGAATGTACAGAAACTCTGGGTCAATAATTACTGGTTCAATTGACGCCATGGAGTATTTACGCAAATCTTTCGCAATTTGCAGTTTAGTTGCGTTGTTTAGAAGGTTTCCCGTCTTTGTTTTTACTGCAACGTACACTTTTCCGTAAACTGGCGGAGAAAGTTCATCTCCTCCAAATGCAATTACGGATTCTGCGTTAGAATACACCTTTTTGGTGATAATTGAGTAATCTTGCGCGGTAACTGCGCGGAGTTGAGTAGTATAATCTCTAGGAGCGGTAAATTTGATAGATTCTACCGCTTCAGGACCGTCTCCAAGTTGAGAACGCTCATTTACAAATAAATCACCTTCAATATCACTAATAGGTCTACCGTACTGATCTACCAGATCTCCGACAAACTCAAATTCGTTAATATCGTTAGCATCTGCCTCGTGAGTCTTTACATATGAAATATTGATAACTTCACCGTCTTCTAATTTCTTACCGATGACATCATCACCGAAAGTTAACTCATATCTTGCATCCTCAGTCTCTGTAAGGAAGTAAACCCTAGAGGTTGCTGAAATTTGAGTAATATCCTCACCAAGAACGTAAACATCCTCTTGTGTTGACTGTGCATTAGGTTTTACAGTCACTCTGAGTGTAGTTGTATCTACTTTATCAGTGGGAATTAAATATTTTTGTTTTTTGAAGGTTGATACTGTATATCTGTAAGTCAGAATGGTTCCTTCATAAACCACGATTTTATTAAATGACGCTAATCCGTTAGCATCAGTATTTGCATTAACATCATCAAGAACTACGAAGTTATACTCTCCACCAGTCGCTACAATGCCCCTTTTCAAAGTTACATACTGAGGATATACATCATTAAACAACTGAGATTGCGCTGTAAAGGACAAACACGCTTTGGCTGCCCTAGAAGACCTAGGAGTGTAATTAAGCAGTTTAGCGATGCTTACAACGTTGTCTCTGATGGTAGCAGAAGAGAGGAATGCTTCGTTAACGGCCATATTGGCGTTAAAAGCAGAATAATATGTATTATAAGCAAGTACATCAATCAGATATGACAGGGTTGCGCCCTCAAAGTCAAAATCTGTGAATTCTGGACGAGTCCTCAAGTAATCCTTAATGGATGCCTTGATGGAATTAAAGTCCATCGCTGTAAGATCTGTTGGGATCATGTTATTCCGCTCTTTGTAAGATAAAATCTATAGTTTGTACAAGGGGTTGCCCGACAATCCTATATTCCACATCAACCCTAAGTTCATGGTAATCATCTTGAGCAGTAATATCTACTGCAATAACTTCAATCCTAGGTTCATAATTTCTAAGAGTATCTACAATCTCATCTTTGAGAGTATCTACTGTAAATGGGTCTAAAGGTTCAAATAGTAGTTGATATACCTTTGAACCAACGTCAGGTTGAAATAGTTTCTCACCAGGTGATGTCAAAACCAAGTTTTTCATAGCTTGCTTAATAGCTTGCTGATTTTTCAAGACAATAAGGTCTTTCGTAACTGGATTGCGAAGAAAACTATTCGCCAAATCCTTGAAATTACGAGAAACCTTAAGGTTTTTAGATTTTATTGGTTTTAGTGCCACTAGAAACGTTAGTCAGAGGATTTGTTATCAAATGGTTTACGCTTTTTCGTGTCCTTTTTCATATAGACATCAGAACGAGGATCTGTAATTAGATATCTTGTTCCGAAGTCCTTAAACATCATCTCGGGGACGCAATCTGGACGAATCATGGTAGTATCTGTTTATTTTTGGATAAACAGAACTTTTAGAGAGGTTACTATCTCTTATTTGTATTTATCAGCCTTTGCCTTGTCCGCGATATCTTTTACGAGCCTTATTGCGAGAAGTAGCAGAATACTTGGTATGCTGTCCACCACCTTGACGAGTTTTTTTAGGGCGACTCTCAATCATTGGAGCGCCACTTAGACCGACTTTTGCTTTTGCCATAAATTAAGGACCTATCATTACATTTGGGCTACCTTGAGAGATAACCGAGAGACAAGGAGGACCCAGAGGGTCAGCAACCTTGCCCATTGCTAGTTTATTCGCATATACCGTTTTTGTCAAGGCAGTTAACTTCCTAGGATGACCTACTCCTTTGGCATCTTCTGTAGTCAACATACTACAATGACATGGCATAGGTCTAGGAGGAGTCTGTCCACACGGACCAACCATCACAATACCGCTAGAACCCGCTTTATGGGGAGTGAGAATGTCTTGATCAAGAATCGGCATGATTCCATTGACAATAACCGTTCTGAGGTAAGGTCCTGCAGGTTGCAGAAGTTGAGGAGGCCATAAACACTCAACATCTTTAGCAGCAACTGGTTTTGTTGCTGTAGACATACATGTAGTACCACAAGGTTGGGTCATGTGAATGTGTCCGTTAGCGGCTACACCATGTCCCGAACAGTTTCCTCTATAAATTGCTGCTGGTAATCCCATTTTTTCTCCTTAGGTACACTTGAAGTCGTATGGGTTGCCCCGCGACTCAACTGCTTTAGAATAGATAATCGTACTATTAGTAAGATCATTACGAACCATTGCACTACCTGTAGCGGAAAATGCTCTGCATCCTTCACCGAACGGTCCAGTAAGACCATTGCTGACAAATGTAATAGTTGTGTTTCCAGATGAACTACCTGGATTACTATACGGAAAGTTCAGGGCGCAACCTGTACTATCGGCGCAACTACTAGGATTTGCAGGTTCCCAGTTTAAGGTAATGTTGATAGAAGACTTTTGTCTAGTATCAGGTTTGTATTGTCTTAGTAGGTATTTAGTATACTGGGACGCACATGGTAAATCAAATGCACTTCCTCTTACTGTGCGGACTTCTTCTCTGTCATACTTCGCTAGTTTTTTGCCACTTGCGGTGACTTCGGGTGCTTCGCTATTTAAGTCAATAAATTCATCTTTGCGGATCTTATCATTCTCCACAAGTGTTCTCATAAACTTTTCTGCGCCTGCTGATACACCAGCAAGGGGATCTGGCAGTCTCTTATCTAAAGTTTTCCACTGCAAATCCTCAAAATCTTCTCTATCAGGTAATGAACGCTCTAAATTTTCCGTACGGAGTATACCTTTTGTTCTTTTCAGGTCATTAATCTCATTAATAGGGTTTTCAAAGCGCACTTCTTCGTATTGATGCTTCTTCATACCCGCTCTAAGGTCTCTAGGACGTAAAGCAGTCTTAAAACGGAGGCATCTTAGTCCTCTAGAGTCGCCTTTTTTCTTCGGTTTGTCGTTTGCAGCTCTCTGAATGATTCTTTGGAACTTTTCATAGGTATCAATCTCCTCTTTTTCGTAATTATAGTCAATTGGAGTGTTACCATACTCGGTTGCAGTGTCAATTTCTATAAATTCGCCTTCTGCTGGCGCATTTTGGAACTGAGGAAGACCATATACACTGTCACTAATGCCATTTGACGGATCTAGAGTAGGATCTGACGATGGCCATGAAATATTTTCCTGCGATTTCATCGTTTTTGGCACTGCAATGTCAATTTGACTACCTTGAGCGTATCCAGAACCTCTAGTTTTGACTGATACGGAGGTTAATACACCACTAACGAATGAATAATCAATAACTGCGGGGTCTCCAGCAGGTTCAGTTGCGGTTACAAGCTCTAATTTTGGTAAAGCATTCAATTTATTCCATCCTTGACCGCCATCTCCAATCTGAATATCCTGAATTTGCCCATTTACGATCTCAATCATCGTAACAATGAGCTCTCCTTCGTATGCAGGACCCGTAACAGTAGCAGAAGGGTTGCTTAAAGTGACTGTAGATCCGTTAACATTCGTAATATGTGTGTTATTTGGTATACTTGGAGACGTAACAGTGTATCCTGTCCGTACAAATGTACTATCGCTACTATTTTTGAGCGTAACTGTGTTACTTCCGCTACTAAAATTAACCTTAATCGTCTTTCTTGCGGTAGGTTGGACGTAATCATCCAGATTATTCGGTTGTCTATTCAAGTCAGCGGTCATATATTGGAACGATTTATTTCTAAATTCGTATAATCCGCCGATAAAACCCTTATCTGCGATACCATGACCCGCTTTTACCTTAATTTGGTTACCTCTGTTAGTAGTATATACCTGATCATACACAAAATCTTGCCCATTTCCATCAATATTGATCACATGCCAGTTAAAATTGAGATCCATGTGCTTCACAGAGAGCACTTCATGACCATTAATTGTATCACCTGCGTTAATTAGTGCGTAATTAGTGTATGGATTGCTACTTTCTATCTGACCAGTCGCTGTAACATGCAGAGTAAAGGAAATATTGCCACTATTAACAGGAATTGTGATAGTAAATGTATCCCCAACCTCATATCCTACGCCAGGTGAGACGACTTCATCCAAACGAATGATCGTTCCAGTGATAGTTTCTGTATTACCAGATACTGTAGTAGACGGACTATAGCGGATTTTTACCTGAAGTCCTGTTTTTGTCTGCCCAATATTCAATGCACCGCTATCTGTAACATAAATTGACTCAAATCCGATGTCACCAGGATCTGCCCAAGGATTATCAGTGATAGTTAAGTCTACTCCTTCACTCATTGCAGAGTCCCATGCCTCAGTTTGAGACAAACCAGCACCAGAAAAGTCAAATTCAGTCGCTGAAATAGGATTGGAGGTAGGTAAACCACCTTGATAACGGAAAGCAAGTGAATTAGAAGTCGTTCCTGCAGTCCATAAGGTCGGAAAAGGGTCTCTTCCTTCTACAATACGCCCATCTTCAGTTGTATAAGTCACATTTGTACTACCTGCTGTGCAATTCAGTGTGGTACAAGGGTGGCATACATTCCCAGATACAGTATCTGATGTACTAGAACCAGGATCATTTGGATCATTAGGATCACCTGGTATCGTTGTAGTAGTTGTTCTATCTACATTTTCAATAAAGTAACAAGGATACCCCACAATAGGGTCTGATGTATCAAAAAGATAGTAAAACCATTCATCAGATGACAATGGTTTGAATGATAAGGTATCAGGATAATGTCCTAGAATGGCATAAGTCTCAGACTGACCCATAGATCTGATAAACTTAGCAGCATTACCACAGTTGGTTCCTCTACCACCACTGCCACCGCCTAGAACATAATCAGCATTCTGCGTTTGAACGATAGTAGAAGGGTACATGACCATATCATTGTCATCACCAGGTATATTAATGTTCAGTCTATTGTTAAGTCTTTCCTGCAGAAAGGGTGCAGAAGCATATCTTTCATGCTGTACAGGTACTCCCTGCCAATTAATTGCTTGAAACCCACCTTGCTGGTTGAAATTGCCGCCATTATAAGGACTGAAACGACCACAGTGTTTCTCGTTTCTATCAATATTGGTATAATTATTACAGCTCATTTTCTACCTTAGTAATTCGTTCGTAGATATGATCAAGGTTTTCCTTAAAGGTAAGGTAATCTGACCCCTCTGGTTTATATTTAACCATGGAAAGGTCGGGAATAGCGTTTACTCGGTCGTACAGGATCGTTATATGCTCACTCAGGGTGTTTGCTGCTGCTTCTACCTCCCCGAGTCGGGATAACACTTTCTCAAATATCCCTAATATAGCGTCGTGTGCTACTTTATTATCTTGCCATAGTAAACTATTACGGTCTCTCATCCATGCGGGGACTTCGCCGCTAGGGTTTATCTCATTAAAGTCAAATTTCTCAGGGTCAAACATAATATGCGGTGAACGCGGTTATTCATCTATCTTGTATACGAGGATAGATCCGTCTCCCTCGTCAGAATATTCCAAGAGATCTCCTGCTTTCCACTGAAGATCATCTAAAAGATCCTGTGGAAGTGATACAAAGGTATCTCCATTATCATCTTCTTCTACAGGAAGCACAAATCTTTTCATAAGCTCTCTACGGTAACGTCTACTGAATGTACATTTAACTTATGTAGCAACTTACGACAGAAGTCTCGTCTCTCTTCAGCG